TCCGACTCTAGCACACCGGCGAGCCTCTGCAACAAACGGCGTGATAGTAGTTAAGTGATAGTAATAAAAAAGGGGCCGAAGCCCCTACCAGCGCAGCGCTGGCCACGTTTCCTCTCTTGCCCTCCATGATCCGAAATTCAGTTTGATGAACCAGCAATCATGGCGATCTGCCTTCTTGACTCTAAGCCGGCAGCGCTTTGGTATCTTCTCCGTGTACCACTTTCGGTAACTATACTCGCCACGATAGTGGCGTGCCCACACCGGGCGCTCGTCGCGCATTGCCTTCCATGTTCGGGGCCGCAGCCGGCGTTGCTTGTCGTACATTTCACGTCTCATATACTGTGCTCCTTGAAAAAAGGGGGCCGGAGCCCCCGAGCGATGAACTGTTATTTGGAATCAATTACTTCTTGCAACGTATCCTCGACCATCTGAAGGTCGAGATGGCAGAGCGCTTTAATCAACCGCTCCTTGTCCCATCGACCTACAAACCCGAGGGCTTGATGTAAGGCGTCTTGATTCCATGACATCGCGTCCAGCGCGTGTTCAAGCAATCGGTTACCGGCGGCGTCGTTTAGCGCGCTGGCGCTGTCAAGTATAACTGCATGTTTCTTGTCAATGTTTAATGTAATCATCGCTATATACCTTGTGTTAGTTAGTTAGTATCCCGCCCCCGTCGGGGGAGGGGTATGCTCGGGTTGCCCTGAACATGTTTGTAGTAGACCACGGGGGGTGGGTCCATGTCCACCCACGCAGTGATAGTAGACGTACCCCGTGTAGAGCAAGGCTCATTTTTATTGACTTATAAATTTTGGGTTTATATATTTCATTTCCCAACGACGTGCGCGCGGAAAATTTTTCCGGCCAAAATTTTGGGGTTATAGAATTTATAGGAGGCAATGTGATTGATCTGGTAGCGCTGCATAAGAAGCTAGGCTGCAAGAAAAACTTAGGCAACTTCTTAAACTCAACAGCATATCGGCAGTGTGTGGATGCGTTGCATAGACGCGGGCTGATGATGACCGAGATTATGGTGTATGTTCGCCCGGCAAAAAACACGCCGTCACTGCGTAGAGTACATCCGGTGGTTGCGTTAGAATACCTGCGATGGGCTGATTACGACCGGTATATCGGCCAAGCATTCAGACTGGTGGCAAAGAATGAAGACTCCGCTGATAACGAGTGAGTTAGATATAGAGGCGGTCGCAGTAGAGGTCGCCAGAAATGAGGCGGGAGCGCGCTTGCCTATAAGCGAGCTTTTGTCTCAAATAGGTGTGCCGGAAGACTACTTCCTTAATCTGTCGAAAGACCCTGTGTTCAAGCGCAAGGTCAAGAAGCTCAAAAAGCAGATCGAAGACGACGGCGTTAGCTTCCAAATGAAGTCACACATTTCTGCGGAAGCGAGCATCCCTACCGTGCACCGACTTGTTAACCACCCAGACACACCCCCGATGGCTGTGCTAAAAGGGATGGAACTGCTGGTTCGCTGGGCCAATCTGGAGCCGAAACCAAGCCAAGAACAGCAGGGCACAGGGTTTTCTCTCAATATCAACTTAGGTAGCCCCGACCAAAACATACAAATCACAGCGAACGCACCCGCAAAGCAGGAGTTGCCTGCGATAGATGCGGACTATGAGAAGGTGGACAGCGAGGGGTTATGGGACTAGCGATAGAGACGGTCAATTTTACCCCGCCAAAGAGCCTGATTCCGTTTTTTACCTCCGAGAAGTTCATCTCCTTACAGCTGGGGCCGGTGGGAAGTACAAAAACTAGCGCGGGGATTATGAAAATCGCGTACCACGCGAAGCAAATGCACCCGTCTAGGGACGGCATACGGCGGTCTAGGGCCGTTTGGGTGCGGAACACGCGCCAAATGCTCTGGGATACCTCTATACAGGACTTTTTGAAGTGGTTTCCTGACGGGTTGGCGGGCAATCTGGCCAAGACCGAGATGAAGTACACCCTAAAATTCGACGATGTGGAGTGCGAAGTGCTCTTTAGGGGGCTTGACGACTCCAACGACGTGCGGCGACTGCTCTCGCTACAGGCCAGCTTCGCTATTTTTGACGAATTTAGGGAGATAAACCCCGATGTGTTCTCTACGATGCAGGGTCGTCTAGGCCGTTACCCCGACAAGCTGATGGTTCCGCCGTCGCCCGGCAAGCATAACGGCGGTTGTGTCAAAGATGATGGGAGTAGTAACGCGTTGTTGTGGGGGATGTCTAACCCGCCGGACGCCGATACGTTTTGGGAGCAGTATTTTACCGATCCGCCGGACAATGCGGCGGTTTTTACTCAGCCCAGCGGGATGAGTGAGGACGCCGACTGGCTACAGTACCTGCCCGACGGGTATTACGAGAACTTAGCCGAGTCTAACGACGAGGACTGGGTGGACGTGTATGTGCACTCGAAATTTGGCAAGAGTTTGGCCGGTAAACCGGTGTTTAGGAGCTTCGACTCGGAGTTTCATGTGGCGAAAGAGCCGATTCAGCCGCTGGTGGACGAGAACTACCCGCTAATTATAGGGATGGACTTCGGGTTGACGCCCGCTTGTACCATAAGTCAGCAAGATTCGCGAGGGCGTTTTTTGACGCTGGCCGAGCTTACCTCAGATGGCATGGGGATACTACGGTTTTGTCGGGAGATGCTTCGTCCACTTTTGACTAACGATTTTCCCGGTTTTCCTGTTATAGTTATAGGCGATCCCGCTGGCGCACAGCGTGCACAGACGGACGAGCGGTCCGTATTTGATGTGCTGAAAGCTGAAGGTTTTACAGCGGTGCCTGCAAGAACCAACTCCGTAACGGCGCGCATTGCTGCTGTAGAAAACCTTTTGGGTGGCGCTTTAGATACTGGCCCCAGACACCTTATAGACCCTAGCTGTAAGCGGCTTATAACGGCGCTGAGAAGCGGGTATAGGTATAAGGTGAAGCAAAACGGGGAAGTTGAGCCTAAACCCGAGAAAAACTCCCACTCGCACATAGCAGATGCACACCAGTACGCGGCACTCCATGTAGATCAGATATTTGGCGGTGCGTATGACCGCTTGATGCGGCAAGGACAACGGCGTATTGTACCTGCTAATATGGGGGCGTGGACTTAACCCTTGGATAAACACCCGGTTACGGGTTACAATCGCCCATAGGTTTGAGTGTACAAAGGGGCACGCGATGGCGGACAAACCCATTCGGCGCACTACGGGGAAAGGCGGCAACTACCGCAAGACCAAAGCGGGCGCAGGTATGACGAAGAAAGGCGTCGCTGCGTATCGTAAAGCTAATCCCGGCTCTAAGTTGCAGACAGCGGTTACCGGCAAGGTTAAGGCCGGTAGTAAGGCCGCTAAACGCCGAAAATCGTTTTGTGCGCGCTCTGCGGGGCAGATGAAAGACCACCCCAAAGCGGCGAAAGACCCTAATTCTCGGTTACGACAAGCTAGAAGAAGGTGGAAGTGCTAATGGCTAAGCGCGGTTTGTACGCAAATATCCACGCTAAACGTAAGCGCATTAAGGCCGGTTCCGGCGAAAAAATGCGCAAGCCGGGAGCGAAAGGCGCGCCTACTGCTAAGGCGTTCAAGAAATCCGCGAAAACCGCTAAGCGAGGCAAGCGATGATGAAGAAAGGATACAAGGCTGGCGGCAAAGTCGCGGCCTTTAAACCATGTAAAGGGTGCCCAACTCCCGCTAAGTGTAAGAAAGCGGGCAAATGCTTAGCAAAAGCTAAGCCTAAGACGAAGGCCAAGCCAAAAGGCTACATGTGCGGCGGTCGCGTGCACAAAGGCAAAAAGTAAGGCGCAGGGGCACCCCCTAACGAGGAGCATAGCCGATGGCTGCTGGTATTACAGTTGCCCCCGCGACGCTTAATTTTAGCGTCCGCAAAGGGTCTACACTTAGGCGCACGATAACTTGGTATTCTGACCCTGTGTGGCTTGACGCACAGGAAACCAAGATTGACGAAGATAACTCTACGCCGCTAAATTTAACCGGCTACACAGGCCGCATGCAAGTGCGCGACAAGCGCACTGGCACGCTTGTGTACACGTTAACGACTGAAAACGGCGGGCTATCGTTTGGTGGCGCCGCAGGGACGATCACGTTCTATTTAAGCGACGCGGACACCGACACACCTGCCTACGACAAGTGCAAGTACGACCTAGAAGTCATCAACACTATCGGAGACGTCATTCCGCTGATCGCCGGCGCCTTTGTTCTTGTTGACCAAGTGACGGTGTAGCATGAGCGGGGTAGTTTCTACAACGGATAATAGTGTTTTAGTCACTATAGACGAGTCTGCCCAGACTGTTTCTTCGGTAGATTCTGAGTATGTTGTAATTCCGCGAGACACTGTCAGCGTTGTTGCGCCGGTTAATACAGTAACGATTGCTGGTGATGTCACTGCCACCAACGCTGTTACGTTTACTAACAAAACGCTTACAGACTACTCCAACGTAGTTCACGCCAACCAACTGCATTTGCGGGTCAAGGCGCTAGAGAACATCTCTAAAGGCCAGCCCGTGCGGTACGGCGGCTACAATCCCGGCGAGCAAGCGGAAGAAGTTTATATAGCTAATAACACGTTAGACGTAGCTATTGGCATCGCCGAGGCGGACATAAGCCAAGGCAGTTTTGGTCTCGTCGTGTCCCACGGCACGACTCAAGGCGTAGATACAAGTGTATATACAGAAGGCACGATTCTTTACCCCGACGCGTCTGGTGGGCTTACCGCGACGCCTCCGGCTACTGGGTACCAGCAGCCTTTGGCGTTTGTTCTGCGGTCTCAGCAAAACAACGGCGTACTGCTCGTTTCGGCGGGCTATCCCAAGCAAGACACGGCAGATATTCGCGGCATTTCTTCGTTTATGCAGACGTTGCTGGACGATTTAGACGCCGCTACTGCTAGGT